ATGCAAAAAACAGGGATTATCTCTAAGACAGGTAAAGTTCAAGATCGTGTAGCTTTTTCTCGTTTCTTAAATGATCCAGACAATAAATATTTAAAGGTAACAGATAAGAAAATCTAATGGCAGACTTAATACCCACCCAACCAGCTATGAGTTTTAGAGCTATGGAAAAATTAGGTATGGAAAATCCATTTATAGAAGAGGCATTAAAAAAATCTAATGTATTTGCACTTGGTTATGATCCAAATAGGTTAATACAAAATTTGTTAAACGAAAATTTGTTAAATGAAAAAGGTAAAGAATTTAATATTACCAAGAGTACTTTTGCAGGTTCTTATTTACCAGAAAATTATAAAGAAAGAAATTTTGAAGGTAGAGATATAGTCAAAGAAGAAGGAGAAAAAAGAGGTTTTGAGAAAGGTGGATATGCTTATGTTAACCCTCTTGATAAAAATCTTTTTTTAAGACCAGAAAGACTTTTTAGAGAACAAGGAAGTAAAGATCCAGTTGGTAATGCTGCTAAAATGAATGATATGTCAAAAGAGGATTATATTAAATTAAGAGATTATATGCAGTCTAATGAATATCTTTATGGAACTATGTTTGAAGAGTTTTTTCATAGGGGGGTTATGGATAAATTAAATAAAGATTATTCTAACCAATATCAAGACAATATACTTAGTATATTAAGATATAATGAAGCACCTAAAGAAATTAAACCTTTGATGAAAAAATATATAGAAATGTCAGAGGGATTAAAGTCAGATAAAATGGGTTTACTTGGAAACAAATTAGAATCATTAGAATCTCAAGCAAAAAGAATGATTGATGAAAAAAATAAAGATTATATCACAGGTAAAACTGTTTTTGATTCTTTAAAAGATAAACTATTTAAATTTACAAAAGGATTACTAGGAGATTAATAATGGCATTAACAACATTCAGTCAACTTAAAACAAGTATTGCAAATTACTTAAATCGTTCTGACTTAACAGGAGTCATTCCAGATTTTATTACTTTAGCAGAGTCTAAATTAAATAGAAATCTACGATTAAGAAAAATGCAAACTACTACAACTTTAACTTGTGTAAGTGGCACTGCTACATTAAACCTACCAACAGACTTTTTGGAAATAGTCCAACTCTATGTTGATGGTAATCCTAATGTTGTTTTAGACTATGTTAATCCTAATGAGATTGAATTAAATAATTTAACTGATAGTTCAGGTACTCCACAACTTTATACAATTATTGGAGATACAATTAAACTTGCTCCTATTCCCGATTCTACTTACAGTGTTAAAATAACTTACTTCCAAAAGATTCCCGCCTTATCAGATTCGAACACAACTAACTTTTTATTAACTCATTATCCTCAAATTTATCTTTATGGATCATTAGTCGAATCTCAACCTTATATAATGAACGATGAACGATTAGTAACATGGTTAAGTCTTTATAACGAATCTATTAATGCTGCTAACCAAGACGATGAAAAAGGAAGATATGCTGGGCGTACTGCCTTTGCAATGAGCACTGATACAGCAACTCCATGATTGAATTTGGAAACCTACAAGCTGATTTACCAAGATATCAAAATCCTGGTTCGTTAAAGATCGATAATGTTATTCCTCTAGCTAAAGGGTATAAATCATTTCCTTCTTTTGTGCAACTCAGCGATGTTGCTCTAACTTCTCAGCCTTTAGGTTTATTTACTTCTTTTGGTGCGAGTGGATCAACTAACTATGCAGGTGATACGACAAAGTTATACCAAATGGATAACAATGGCGACTTTCAAGATAAGTCTATTGTTGGTGGATATAACAACTCTACAACAGAAGGTTCAAAAGACTTTTGGACATTTACTCAATTTGGCAACAAAATTATTGCCGCTAACTTTGCTGACAACTTACAAAAGTTTGATGAAGGAGTAGATACTGCTTTTGCTGATTTAGTTGCTGTTAAGGCTAAATACTTAGCAGTGATTAGAGATTTTGTTTTTGCTGGTTATACAGAAGAAAGTTCTACTGTTTATAATCAACGAGTTAAATGGTCAGCCTTAAACGATGCGACTGACTGGACACCAAGTCAAACAACCCAATCAGGTTATCAAGACATTGTGGGTACTCATGGTTCTGTACAAGGAATTGTCGGTGGTGAAAGTTCAGGTGTCGTCTTTATGGAAAGAGCTATCTATCGTGTTGAATACGTAGGTACTCCTTTAATCTTCACTTTCAATAAGATTGCAGATAACATTGGTGCATTTGCTCCTAAAGCGATTGCTTCTTTTGGTAATACAATATTCTTCCTAGCCCAAGATGGTTTTTATAAACTAACAGGTGGACAACAATTAACACCTATTGGTGCTGGTCGTGTTAATGAATTTTTCTTTGATGATATTACTTCTAACTTCGAAGGTATTACTTCTGCTGTCGATCCTAACAACTCGATTGTTATTTGGTCTTATCGTGGTAGTGGTGCGACAGGTGGTGGTACAATCAACAACAAGTTTCTTATTTATAATTATGCTGTCGATAAATGGTCAACAGGATCTGGACAAGACTTACAGTTTATTAGTTCTGCTTCTCAAGAAGCCTTTAACACTTTAGAATCTTTAGATGTGTTAGGTGATTTAGATGGATTACCTAGATCACTAGATTCTTACTTCTATGGTGAAGGAGTTATTGGTCTAGCGGGATTTGATAGCAACAATAAGTTTGGTAAATTCTTAGGTGGTAGTTTATCTGCGACTGTTGATACAACAGAGTTTGAAGGTGTACAAGGCAGACGTTCTACTATTATTAATGCACGACCTATTGTCGATGCTAATGGTGAAAGCACTACAGTTACAGTAACACCCTTTAGTCGAGCATCTCAAATTGATGCTTCTACAGAAGGAACTGCGGTGACAGTTAGAGATAGTGGAGATTGTCCTTTAAGAACAAACAGTCGTTATCATCGACTGAGAGTGACAGTTAATGGAAACTTTGATACACTCAGTGGTGTGGATATTGAAGCAATGCCTGAAGGTAAAAGATAATGGCTGATAATCAGTTTCTTAATGTACCCCTCTCGATACCCGATCATGGACAACATTTACGATTAATCTCTAGTGCTTTAAATAACACGATTGATGGTAAATTAAATAGCACAGGATCATTTGATACTGACGGAACTAAAACTTTAAAGACTGTTATTGATGCCCGTTGTGGTGGTAATAGTGTTGTTTTATTTGTACCAATGACAGTTGATGCTGCTGGAGAAATACCTCACATGTGGTTAGCCGCTACAAGAAGTGGTGAGTTTGATGTTGGTCATCGAAACCACACCAAGAACGTATTATACAGATATGTCATCATTGGGTAGGGTAATAACACAAGTACCTGTAGAAGATTTAGAGTTTATTTGGTCACAAGTTAAACCTCAAATAGAAAAAGCCTTAGACGGATCATACTCTAGTTATGATATACTTGAGTATATAAAGCAAAATAGGATGCAACTATGGATTAGTTGGAATGACGGAATAGAAGCATCTTTTGTTACTGAGGTTTGCGATTATCCTCAACTGAGGGTATTGCGTTGGGTTTTAGCTGGTGGCTCTAATATGGAATCATGGCTAGACCTAGTGACAAGTAAAGTCGAAGATTGGGCCAAAAAAAACAACTGCCAACGATTAGAGATTGTTGGAAGGAAAGGATGGACAAAAGTTTTGAGAGATTATGAACCTCAAGCAGTATATTTTGTAAAGGAACTAAAATGAGTAAAGGATCACAACCAACACAACAAGCAACGACAGTAACAGCCGAACCTTCGGAGTTTGTTAAACCATATTACGAAGAAGCATTAGGACAAGCACAACAGTTATATCAATCAGATGTACCTCAATACTTTCCACAGGCTACTTATACCCCTTTTTCTGGTCAAACAGAAGCTGCATTACGATTACAAGAACAAAGAGCATTAGCGGGTAGTCCATTACTTGGTTCATCCCAAAAAGAGATTCAAAATATTTTATCTGGTCAATACTTAAATCCAGCTACTAATCCCTATCTACAACAAACATTTCAAAGAGCCGCAGGTGATGTCCAAAGTCAATTAGGTTCGATGTTTGCTAAAGGTGGTCGTTATGGATCTGCTGCAATGGCAGAGACTGCTGGTCGAAGAATGGGCGATATTGCATCACAAATTTATGGCGGTGCTTATGAACAAGAAAGACAAAGACAATTACAAGCTGCTCAACTAGCACCTCAGTTAGCTGCATTAGATTATGCAGATATTGGTCAACTAGCACAAGTCGGTCAACAACGTGAAGCATTAGAAGAAGCTAAACTAGCTGATGCAATGCAAAGATTCCAATTTGAACAACAAAAACCATACACTAAACTAAGAGAATACTTAGCATCGATTGGTGCTCCTACATCTCAACAAACAGTATCACAACAACCTATTTACAGAAACTTAGGTGCTAACTTATTAAGTGGTGCAATGGGTGGTGGTTACTTAGGTAGTTTAATACCAGGTTTAGGCCCAATGGCTGGTGCTATTGGTGGCGGATTATTAGGAGCGTTATAATGGCTACAATGAGTGTAGATGCAATTAGAAGTGCACTGTTACAAGAATCTTTAGGTAGATTAGGTGGTGCTGGTAATATTCAAGGTTTACTTGCTCCCACACAAACACCATTACAAGCTGGTTTATTAGGAGCAATGAAACAACTCCAACCTTATACAGGATATACAACAACACCAACAACATTCGGTCAAGCTATTGGTGCTGGACTCATGGGTGCTGCTGGTGGAGTCCAAGAACAAAAAGCATCTGATCTTTCAAGAGCCTTACAAGGTCTAGAGTTATATTCTGCTTTAGGCGATGATGATTCTGAATTTGACAAACAATTAAAAGAATATGAACAACTATCTTTGATTCCACAAGACCAAAGAACAAAACAGCAACAATTACGTCTTGATGTTCTAACAGACAAACTAAGAGATCAACCAACAAAAGATACTCTTTCTGACTTTACCCTTTCTGTTATTAAAAAAGCACAAGAAAAAGGAATGGACAGTTTATCTGATATAGAAAAAGATGCCTATAATAGATGGAAAAAAGGAGATGGTATGGGTATTTTTGCTCAAGCCTTTATGGATTCTACACAAAAAGAAACAACTCAAGAACCTAGTTTTTTTGACAAAATGATTTCTGGTCTTTTTTCTTCTGATAAAAAAGAAACTGGAGACAAAGAGGTTTTGCAAGAAGAAGCTGAAAAAGAAATTATTAAAGAAGAAACTGTTGGAGGAGAAGAACAAACAGCAGATGCTGAAACAATAGATCTTGTTTCTCAGATAAGTCAAATAACTCTGTCTCAAGGACAAGACGCTGCTATTGATTTTTTTAGAACTTTGACTCCAGATCAACAAGCAAAAGTATTAGGTACAATGTGACCAGATGGCTAAAAATGAACAGCCAGATCTTTCCTTTTTAAAAGGTATAGATAATCAAAAAGTAAACTTATCTTTTTTAAAAGATATTCCCCAAGAAACTATCCCAGATGTAAGTTTACAACCAGACATACCAGCAGCCAATCAAACTACCCAAACAACACAACTAGCAGATCTCTCTTTTTTAAAAAAATTTGAACCAGGTCAATTTGAAATTTTTGGAGTAAAGGAAAACGAATTATTACAAGGTGCTGAAACTGTAAAAAAAGATTTTATTGATTATTGGAAAGACTTAGGAGTTGATGAATCTAAATATTTACCAGGAACAGAAGAAGAAAAAGAGTTCTTTGGTTTTAATACTGTGGATATGCCCACAACAAAAGTACCTTTACTGACAGACAAAACAGGTAGGGAAATTATTGACTTACCAAAACTAAAACAACAATCCACTTCAACTAAAGACTTTTTAGGGAATCTTGGGAATTACATAGTTAAAAAAGCATTAGTTACTTCCTCAGAGATAGGAGATTTTGTTGGTAGAGCTACAATGTTCCTTCCTCACGTTGCTATTACTGCTGTAGGAGATGTTTTACAACAGAAAGCCAAAGATTTAGGAGAAGAACAATTACAAGATTTAGAAGAAAAATTATTTGGATCTCGTAGTATAAAACCAGAAGAAGTAAAAAATACTTTTATCGAGTCGTCATATTTATTGATGACAGACTTTATGAGTCGTGCTCCCAGACCTACACAGAAACAAGTTTTATTCGATCAAGTTAAACAACAAAAAACAAAACAAAAACCAGAGGACATTGTTAAAGAAAAAGTAGATCCAGCTATTAAAGATATTAAAGAAAAGACAGCTGATGCGATTGCTTCAGAATTAGCTTTAA